CGTCGGTAAATTCTATTGTACCCGCTGCTACTACTGAAACTACTGAACCATTGTATAGGTTTGCTGCATATCCAGAAGCAATCGGGTACATCCTAGTAGAACCCGCATACGGGGTGCCACCTAGATGGTTTACGGCTTTAAGTCCATAAGGACTAGATACTGCTGCCATGATTATTTCTCCATTATAAGGTTTATTTTCGGCCCCTGCCGAAAGACCTACCATTCTCATTACCTTCAGCAAACTTAGGCATCCGTGGATCACTTTGATTCATAAATGATGCATCTACTGCGTCAGTCTGAGCTTTGGTCTTACCATCAATATAAACCTGGCGTTGGTCCATTAACTCTTTGGGGGCCTTACATAGTAACAAACCACCGATCTCAATATTATCTTTATATCGACCATGTGTTTCGAGACCAATTATAAGTTCTGGGTGCTCTGCATGTAGCACAGGTTCCCAGCCCTCGCGCATTTTCGAGGATACGTTCATGTTATCAGGTTCGTTTAATAGAGAAACTCTCACCCAACGATATACCCAACCTGGCTTCTGAGTAAACTCAGGTAACAGTGCCGCTGGTTTCCATACACGTTGTTTTACAGGGTCTTCTCTTACTTCAACTTCACGATCAGTTCGATCAATTTTAACCTTATCCATTTGCGTTCTCCGATTTTATAAGTTCTCGTGCATATTGCTCCGGGGTCAACTTAAACTTTTTAGCCAAAGCTATCTGAGTCTTAGTTAGTCGTACTTTTTTAGGCGCGGTACTACGCGTAGCCGGTGCAACAACATTAGAAGGTTTGCGTTGGGCGGGTTTAGCCTGTTCCAACGAATTCTCCCCAAATTTTTCAGGGAATCGCTTTTGCATAGTATTATTAATACTACGGTAATATTCATCAGAAGTAGGATTAACTCCATTTCTAACAAGATTTTCATGTACGCCCAAAGCAAGACTCGTCATTTCTGTGTCTTTACCAAACCAAGGATTCTCATCTTGCCAGGCTTTTGCTTTAGCATCTGGAGCAGGAGCTCTAGGTTGGGGCGTATTTTGTTTAAAATCTACACTATTTGCCGACCCTTGTACAGTATTATATTGTGGTTTTAAAGTCTGTACTTGAGAAAGTTTATATTGGGCCGCGTTCATTCTAGATTGGGCTTCAATAATTTCATCTGTGTCACCAGAATCATAAGCTTCACGATAGTCTCGTTTAGCCTCAGCAACTTCTCTTTCTTGTGACTCCCTAACCATTTTTAGATAATCTTCTTCGCCGCTACTAAGGGTAGTCTTTAGCTTTTTATTTTCATCCGCAATACTTTTTGCAAAACGAATAGCTTCTTCTCGCTCTCTATCCGCAGATTCCTTAGCACGTCTTTCGTCGTGATAGACTTTTTTAAGTTGTGCCATCCGTTGTTTAACACGTTCAGAATAGTCTTCTAAAGTGTCGTTCTCTAGCTGTTCAACAATGTCGTCTGGTAGTGGGTCCTTGCCTCGATCTTCTAGGGGTGTGTCATCTTCTTCTTCAATTTCAAAGTCAAACTCAGGCTTGCCCGATTTATCCTGAACTACTCGCTCAACATCAGCTGTAGATTTCCCAGGTTTGGCCGCTTTGCCCTCGTCTAAACTTACCTCTACCTCTTCACCTTCAAGCTCCAATTCAAGCTCGTCAGGTATCTCATGCACTATCTTTGTCATCATTCTCTCCAGTGGTTGCACCGATAAATAGGTCGGTGTTTCGATTGCCTTTGGATAAATTCCAATACTCTGGAACTACCTGAAGGTTTGCGAGGCAATGTCTGCCTCCTTTGCTCAATGGCACGATATGATCCACATGCCACTTAAACCCAAATATCTCTTCGCGTAACTTAGCTAAAGAGTAAAGCTCTGCTAACATCCATTTGTCGTCAGACGTATAAATGTCGTTTACTTTATTTTGTATAGCCTTTCTTGTTGCTCTATAAGCATTTACTTTTTCTGGATTAGCTTTTTTCCAAACACTTACACGCGTTCGTTCTTGTTCAGCATGTTTTTGGTAATAGATTTTTTGACCCTCTAATACCTTTTCTGGATTAGCCTCTTTCCAAGACTTTCTCCAGTTATATGCCTTTTCTCGATTAGCTTTATAATAAGCTATTCGTTGTTCTGCGCTTTTCCAGCCAGCCAAAATTATGCCCTCTCGTACCCCCGCGGGTCAGAGACAACAGCTTCCACTGTGTCATCATTAATAATGCGGAACTCTCTACCGTGAATCTTTATGCGTGTACCAGAGTAAGCGCGGGTAATAACAAAGTCGCCCTCTTTACACCAAGGACCAGAAGGGAACCTATGCTCGTCTTTATAAGCTAGGTCTCCTAACTTCATCACAAACAAAACAACAGTAGAATGCTCTTCAATCTTTTTCTTATCAGCGGCTTTTAAAATACCACTTTCATAAGCATCGTCGGCTTCAGGCACAGCAGTTAAAATGCGATAGCCTTTGACTTCAGGAAGTTGAGTAGCGAATTGAGCCATAGCTTCTTTCTTTGCTTTGGCTTTAGATTTAATTGGGGCGCCTCCAGGAGACACTAGGTTTTTTTCACTTGTAGCTATATTATTCATTTGCTCACCACTGAATCAGTAGGAGTAGAATCGAAGTCTTCATCCCCTTGTTTAATTGCTCTTATGAGATCACTTATATACCCTTGAATCATAAGATACCCTCGAACTTCTCCACAGGCGTGCTGATAACCACCATAATCTTTGGCGTTTCCTGAACTAAGATCTTCTTGGAGTACCTTTCGTCGTTCTTCAATCTGCGCCGACAATAACATTAGCGTTTCGTTCATTTTGCTTTCCTCTGGTTTGGTTAATTACTCGTCTTCTTGTTGAATCTTTGTGCCTTCTATTCTATTGTTAACGCGTAGCCTAGTTTCTTCTGCGCGTAGCTGCATATCAAGGTTTTTAGTCATAGCAGCGGCACCCAACTCAGCGCTTCTTAATACTTCTTTAGCGCGGTTATTTTCTTGCTCCATTTGAGCTTCAGCACCTATCTTAGCGCCAGCTATGTTCTCTGTAGATTTTATTCGTGCCCTTTCCAAAGCTACGTCGCGTTCAATACTAGACTCCATTTTCTCTCTTTCAAACATTAGCTTGGCTTTATCAAGTTCAATATCTGCCATTACTTTTTGTGCTTTAGTTTGCGCTTCTTGTTGTTTAATCTGAAGTTCTGCTTGTTGCATTTGAATCAACGGATCTTGTTGCTGTTGTTGCGCTTGCTCTTGTTGCGCTTCTGTTTGGTCTTTCTGTAGTAGTTGCTGACCAGCACGAGCCACTAGACGAGATAATTGAAGTTCAACATCTTCTGGTAATACTTCGTCGGGAGTAGGAAGCGGAGCGCCAAGTTGTTCTTCTATTTGTTTGCGATATTCAAACGCAATGTGTTCCGCAATATGAGCTTCCATTGCTGCAATGATAGCGTTGGCTTTAGTACTCTGTCCTACCATCTCACGAATTTTAGGATCATTTATAAACGCCATGTGTGTAGTGATGTGAGCTTCCTGATCTTGATATATAAACGCCTTAATAGGTTTACCATTTAAGATATTCATATTCTCTGACACCGGGTCTAGCGCTTTAATATCGTTCTTATTAGGAATCAACTTATGTATGTTCTTAACCCCTAGTACTTCTAGCATCTGGCGGTTGAGCTCAGGTAGGTCGTAGATGTCAGGGTTTGTTTGTGCAAGCTGCATAACGGCTTGATACTGTACTACCTTCTGCGCCATTGTTGCAGCGTTAGGATCTGCGACAGGAATCAGGTTAACTTTATTATAGTCTTCTTGTTTTGCACCTGGTGTTCCTGTTGCTGGGTCATACTTATATTCTGGATCTGTATAGTCGCGGATAATATCTTTGAGTAACATAAACTCTTTTTTCATAGAGTAGTAAATCCGCGCATTAACCGCAGACATTACTTTAAGCGTTCTCTCTAATATAGCGAGTGTAGTACCTACAGGGGAGTTGGCTGACATGTCAGATACTTTCATATCTGCTGCAGAAGCAAAGCGTCGACCTTCTTCAATAATCTGATTCATTAATTGATTAAGTACTTGACTCGGCTCTTTATAAGGAAGCGGCATTAAGTTATCGCGGATAGTTCCTGAAGGCGCATCAACGTCTCTCCATTCACCTGGAGCTATAGGAGTATCATCTCCTTTAATTCGCAGACCTCTAGCTTTAAATCCACCGGGCAGGTTAGAGAGTGTGCCTGCGTCTACGAGTTGACGAAGAAGCATGGTCCCTGATTTTGCAAACCCCCCGATGAGATGGATTAGACCAAAACAATAGAACCCGAATCCTGGGATATAGCCGTAGTGGACGAAGTGCTGGCGGCGTTTTCTTAGCGGATCTTCTTGCTTCCAGTTACGCCTAATGGCTAGAATCTCAGAGGTTCCTTTGTCAATGGTTACTATATAAGGTAGTGCTATACCTGTCTCTTCACCGTCGTCTGTATCCTCATAACCTTCTAGGTCAAGATCGACGTTCATTTCTAGGATCTTGTAGCGATCATCGTTAGTCGCATCAAAGCCCATTTGTTCAGCAATCTTCTTCTCAACTTCATCTAGGTCGTAGCCAGGGTCGCCCAGCTCAACGTCCTTATAGAAGCCCATTTGTTGAAGATTGTGCATCTCTTGTTTGGTTTTCCGCATCACATGAGTAATACGTTCTGCTGTCTCTAGGTTAGAGGCTCCGTAGGGCACTACCATGTCCTCTGCGGGGACGAAAACAGATGCTTGACGTTCTAGGCTAGGGTCGTAATAAACCTTCTTAAATGCGTTCCCTGCGAGTCCTAGACCCCATAACATTCTTTCATGCTCAGGACGATACTCAGGCATTTTATCCATGAGTTGATAATTCATATTCTCTTGTACACGAGCAGCTGCTTCAAGACACTCTGGTGTTTCTTTACCAATGATAGAAGTCTTAACAGGTCCCGCCGCTGGGAACGTCTCCATCATAGTTTCTGCTTGGAACTTCACAAGGGCTTCAGATAGGAGTGGGTGATATACCGCGCAGGCCCCTTCCCAAGGCTCACTTCTTTGTTCTATTTTAAGACCCAATAGTTCAAGGCCGTCAACGTAAGTCTCTAGCCAGTCTTTTCTTGAATTAAGGTCGTTAGCGAAATCTTCTAGAAGGTCAGATGAAAGTTCGGCAAGGTATTGCTCTGAACACTCTTCTGCTAGGTTTTCCGAAAACTCATCTTCGGGTATGGCATCGGGGTCAATAACAATCTCCATATCACCAATCTTAATATTGACCGCTTCAGGATCTTCGATCTCTATCTCGATGGCCACTTCTTCTTCGCCCAGCTCTTCCATTCCTTTGGGAGCTGCATATAACCCTTTATCAATATCGCCCATCATTTTGTCCTTAATTAGATTAGTCTTTTACCTAGCGTTGTGCCCGAAGGTCGTTATACCGTTTTGTCTTGGCGGCCCTTTCTTTTTCATCTTTACCACCCCAGTGCCAGTCCGCCCAAGCCTCTGCTTCATCTACCTCTCCACTTATTAGGCGGTCAAGTTTAGTGTTGGGGGACTCGACTTTATCAAGCAAAAACAACATATCTTGTGTGCCTTCAGATACCTGAGAAAAATCTGGGTCTTCACTAAAAAGATACTCACAGTCTGTTTCGGGTAGTAGTCCTAGGTCCATATCATTACGTTTAAAATAGTTTTTTAGTCTATTAACTGCTGTAGTGCTGGCACCTGAGCCCCCACAACCAAATATTTCATACTGGTATTTGCCTCTTCCTGGGCCCCCAGTAGTTTGTTTTGCTGTCGGGACATTATTAGATTCGTGATTACCCACATTATGTCGGAAGCTATCTAGCGCCTTTGCTTGGTCGGAGTCCCAGCCTCTCTGGTCAGCCACCATACTAAGTAAGGCTTCATAAGATAGCGGTTGTTCTGACTTAAAAGACATTCATCTATCCTTATTTATAATGAGTATAATCTTTTGCGGCCCCGGCCTTTGAACGTTTGTATATCATCTTCTTCATCATTTGGCAACCGAATAAATCCACCCTGACGAAATCTAGCAAGTGCTAATGTAGTGGAATCCACCAAGTCATCGTTAGCCCCGCTAGGGAAATCATTACATTCTTCTATTACTTCGTGTGCCCAACGCCTATCTGGAGCCCAAACAACCCCTCCGTGAAACAAATCAGACACAGCATTGACCCTGCTTATTTTATCCTGTCCTTTACCCGGTGTAAACTCGCCAACGGGAATGCCCATTCGCCTAAATTCTTGATAGAGAGCTGCACCATTAGATTTTTTCTCCACAATGAACGCATCAGGCTCCCATTCGCGGTACTCTTCAAGGCATAACTGCTTCAATTCAGGAAACTCTAGCCGTTCTTTAATAGCGTTTAGGAGTATTATATTATAATTATTGACTTCTTCGTTATAAAAAACACCCCAAGTCGTTAATGCGTTATAATCCGCCCTATTATTAGCCTCTTGCGCCGCATCTAACGTCATTATAGTAAATTCACAGACGGGTGGATCTTCTTTTTCCCAAATATTCCACCATTCCCGCTTGATTAATGCGCCTTCTTCTGATACGGGGTTCTGCATGTACTGCGCATTCCAGTATCTGATATCAATAGCCGCTCTTCTAGACTGTAATTCCTCTATATCCCAGAATTCTGGCCACAACGGGGTCTCTTCTCCGTTCTTATCCTCTAAAATAGCAGGAAATTCTACTACTTCCCACTGATCTACGTCGTCATTCTTTACCATTTGGTTAACTATCTGTCCTGTCAAGTCTAATTTAGACCATCGAGTCATAACCACAATAATAGCACCACCAGGCATAAGACGCTGTAACGGGCCCGATTGAAACCATTCCCATGCCGGTAGAAAAACGTCCGACTTTCCAAGTTTCGCATCTTGCTCTGAGTGTGGGTCGTCAATAATGAATAGGTCGGCACCCCGCCCAGCCAAAGCACCGCCAACACCGATTGCAAAATACTCCCCACTATGGTTTGTACCCCATCGAGAAGCCGACTTACTATCCGCTTGAAGCGAGACATCAGGGAATACGTCCTTATACGCGTCCGAGCCCACCAAATTCCTAACTCTGCGCCCAAAATTAACCGCCAGATCAGCAGTGTGCGAAGCCATAATAATCTTTTTCGCGGGATGCCTACCCAAAAACCACGCGGGCGCCAAGTACGATATAAGCTCTGACTTGCCGTGACGAGGTGCGATGTTAACGATAACCCTTTTTCTTTTGCCGTCTGCAATTTCTTCAAACAGCTTTGCCAATCTTGCATGGTGTGCTCCTACTTTGTAGTCTGGGTAGACGTGCCTAATAAAATCTAAGAAGTTCGCCTTCCCTTGTTTCTGTACGAGGTCCTGTTGATACTGTTTTAATAGCATCAGGCTCCTCTGTCTTTCTTTGTCAGACATATTCGGTAAGGCATTCTGCAACAACTCTAAGTCATCATGACTAATCATCGTCTATAACCTTATGTTCTCCGTTAATGACTTTACCCTTAAGCTGTTCTATGGTTTCCCGTAGTTCTTTCTCTAGCTCATCACCACTCTTAGTAATGTGCGTAATCTCTGTTTTCTTTTTGAATGCATCCACACCATCAATCTCACCTATTTTACTCCACGCTGAGATGCGTTCTCTTGAGGTCTTGGCTAGTGAGGCTTCTTGTAGTAGTCCGTTAAGAACGGAGAGTTTAATATCTGCTAGGTCTTTAGCTACCATGTGACTAGTTTGCGCCACTAGACCTGCTAGGTAGGCAATGGTCTCGTTCGGGTAGTTACCGAACTCAGGCTTCAATTCTGGGTTCCTCATGATTTCTCGTGCTAAGTCCTCTGCTTGTTCTATGTCTTCAGTTGTGGGTTCAATTACCTCATCAGCTAAATCACTTACCAGCTTAATTGTTTTGGATCGCATAGTAAGTTCTTCCTGCGGAGTCATGTCCGGCAGCGCTTCTTTGGTATTTTTGGGGATAGGAATGCCCGCGTCTATATTAGGCACTATAGCTTGGTAGGAAGTTTCGTCTTCTTCAGTTTCTATTATCTGGGTTTGCATGTGTTCGCTGTTACACCTGGGGTTATTTTGCAGCTAAGTCTCCGAGTATACATAGGGCCTTGGGTTTTGACAAATTTTTGCGAAATATTTTTTTAGTTTGCCTTTTGAAAACATAGGGGGGCGGGTGCTAGTAGCCGGCG